GAAGGTGGTAGCGGTGGCAATTGACCCGCTTTCCCCGCTGGCCTTTGTTGCGTTGCATAGCGTCGGCTTTCAGTTCCATGCTGACCGCGAATAACGCGAATCATGGTGCGAGCGGATTCAATCGTGAACGCTTCGGGGTGATCTTTCGCAAGTCGCTTTGCCAATGTCAAATTCGGTGTACTGACGAACTTGCGGCAAAGCTCTTCGGCCCACTCCCTACCCTTCGTTCTTTTTGCCATCGCCTTTACTCCATTGCAATCTTGCTTCTTCGACGGTCAGCTCAGGCTTACCAAGCTTGCGGTTAACGTGATTGTGTAGGTTAAAGCCCCATAGCCAATAAGCTTCAGGGCTTGAGAAGTCCGGCGGTGTTTCGTTGCAATAGTCCGCAAAGCTTTGCTTGCAAGTGCATCCGAAAGCCGGGATAAGTAGTACCCAGATTTCGTGCCATTGCGGATCGCATCCAAGGTATCCATGCTTTTTTGACCAGGCGAATCGACCATGCTGAGCTTTTCGATCCTCAGCAAGCTTCTGGTAGTCAATTACCTTTTGCTCGTGCGAGACTGGAAGCTGTACAACTCTTTCGCTAGGTTCTCGCTTGACGTGTTGCGTTGCGTTGAATTCGATTTGCATGTTACGGATTAAGCGTTAGCGTGACGTTTGGGAATGGTATGCAGTAGCTACCGATGTATTCTTCGGCGGTGCTAGAAAACGTGTAGGCGTCTACGGTATTAGGCAAAGGCTGTAACCTTGGCACAAAAGGATCGCTACCCGACAAGCAGTCCGCACAATCAAACCAATTGCATTCAGTTCTTTCGCTCGGCGGTACACCTTGGCCGACTAGCATAAGAGGCGGCACGAAGCATCCATCGCAATCGCCGTAATTGTTCGTTGCGGTGTAGTCTACAAGCCGTGGATACAAGCAAACTCCGTTACTGACTGCGTAGGGATTGTTGACGTAAGCAAACGAATCAAACCCTGTTGAAACGCCCTGCATGTTGTTATGCCTCAAAGCCCTATCTGGATCGCAAGAGCAGTAGTTATCCTGTAGCGGTGTGCATTCCGAGCTAAAGCAAAGCGGCTCGGTTTGAATGCAATAGCCGCAACTAGCTTGGCTAACGACCGTCACCAAGTTGCCGCCTACAATCGGATCGAGATTATCGCCGATGATGTTGAAGCACAACTCATCCGTCCCATCTTGGCAAGGTTGGTAAACACAATCTGACGTGTCGCTGTTCGTCAGGTTGATAACTGAAGGTATATCTTCGGCGGTGTCGTAAATCTTGAACTTGCGAATCCAGTATGAGGTTGATGCACCCCATGAAATGTCGTCATCGTCTGTTATGCAGTTAAAAGTTGGCTCGGCTTGCGTCTGATTCCAAAAGCAATCTGCACCTGCCGGATTGTCAGTGTTATCGCCTGGAAGAATTGTCCACCCTGACGACGAATGACAACAACCGTCGCCGCTTGCGATTGTCGAGTTCTTTGTGATTGATTTCTTCCGCAATCCGCCTAGCTGAACTAGCGTTTCAATTGAGCACTCAACGATGTACTTGCACTGCGGCTCTTCGTACTCTGGGCACTGAATCAAACGCTTTAAAATGCTCGCCCTTGTTCGACCGTACTTCCATCGCACAAATCCAGCTACCTTTTCGATCTCTGCGTAGGTCTTTGTAGTTGCCCCGCAGCTTCCGACGTCTCCGCAAACTTCGCCGTATTCCGGCTGTTCAATAAAATCAGTGGTAACGCAATCCTCGATAGGCGTCGGCGGGGTGTAGACTTGTGATCGAATAAACCTTGCCCGCGTTGTGATCGACTCATTGACGCGAATATCATTCGTCACAAATCCATAACACTCGGTATCGTAATCGTCAGGATCGCCGATTTCCGCGACGTGGCAACAATCGCCCTCGCTGAATGTTGCTGTTTGATCGTATATTGTATGCTCAATAGTTACGCTGCTTGCGATCTCGGCTAACTCCGCATCGCTCATGCAGCATTCTTCGCATCCACACTTGCCAAAGCATCCCATCTAGCAAACCTCCACTGCTACCCACTTCGCATCGATAGGGAATATCATCACCGTAGCGTTAGCGGCAATTGGAGTTGATGTCGGCGCCCATGCCGTATATGTCACGCTTCCACTTGCCCAATTGCCCGACGTTGGCACCTTCGCCGTAACCGTACCGCTTCCGTTTGCCGGTATTCCGCCGGATCCAGCGACCGCTATCAGTGGAGTCTCGCAAGCTATGACGCGGATGACATCTTCTTCAATGTCATCATCGCCCAGGCAAGTGAACAAACATCCCTTGCCGACCTCGAAACTGCTTGCGTTAGGCCCTATCCGCGTTCCGACCGCTAGCGTTGTGCCATCGGTCTTGATTCGGTAGATAGGCCCCCACTGAGCCGTGCCGTAATCGTCCGCAATTACTTCACGATCTCCATTGACAAGAAACGGCCCCATAACGCCCGCGTAATCAAAAGGCCGCTTGACCTCAAGATAGTTACGACCGCCAGTCTCTTCGGTGCCGGTGATCTGGATGCAACCATAGGGCGGTATCGTTGCACCTGACTTGTTGACAAATGAAATCGGCGTCGGCGTAATAGGTCGATCCGTCTTGGCACCGACCGACGCCAGCTTTTCAAACGCCAAAGCATTTCGCCACACGCGATCCGCTTGCTGTGGCGTAAAGTACCCGATCTCAGTTGCCATAAACTAGCCCCTTGTATCGCACAACAACGCGACTTTGTAGACCGCTGGTGTTACGGCTGTACCTGTTGCCGCATCGTTGCAAACGATGGTTAAACGGCATTCAATCAAGTCGCCGGGTTCAACTGATCCAGTGGACAAGGTAAAGTCGTAGTTAGCCGCCGTCAAGCTGTTCATTGATTGTGCGGATGTCGCGACTAGATCGCTTGTTAGCGTGCCATCGTTGCCGATGTATGCTTCTAAATCGACCGTGCAAGAGTTGTCGGCAATGGTCGTTTCCATCTTCGCACGAACGCGAATTTGCATCGTTTCGCCATCGTCGTAATTCGGCGGAACAGGGATCGAAAAATAGATCCGGCGAGTAGTCGCACCGATTGCTTTACAATCCCCGGCGGTGATCCGAACTGGGTTAGTCCCCCATGTCCCAGTAAGTAGCCCTAGGTCGTCGCTAGACGCACTTGAAACGGGATTAGATGCTACTGCATCCCATACGCGAAAGTTTGTTACAGGCACCTTGTATTCGGCCAAAACGCGCTGCCGCATCTTGCTCGGTTCGATGTTAGCGTTAGCCGCTAAATCGTTATTGGTGATCGTCGAATCAGGGAGAATGAGGATAACGCCGTTATGTGTTGCCATTAGTCAAGTAATCCTAGTGCATTGAAGGGAAGTGAATCAAACCGCTTAAATTCCAACCAGTGAGCCGTAACCGCTTGCCCTGGTTCGCTTGCTGGTATCCTGTATCCGTTGGCATCAAGTAAAACGGGCTTAGTAACAGGCTCTTTATTGCCGTCTACCGCTCGAACAATCCTTGATCCAAGACCCGGCCCGCTTAAATCAATTCGCTCGTAATAGCCCTCGTGCCTCGCCCTAGCGTACCAAGCTTTTTCGGGTGTGGTGCGATACGGAAAACGGAACTGAATCTGAGCCGTGATTTCCCAGTATGCTTGATCCTTCGTCGTGACGTTCGACGCGGAAAACTTAATAAGCCGAGCCGTACCGGGAGGCCAACCTAAAAACAAATCGCTGTTGACCGCTCGGCGGTATCGAGCCTGGACATAGCTATTGAATAAAAGCATGTTCCGGCGGATTGTAACCGTCTGATCTGGTATCGGAGTTTTGATACCTTCCATTGGCTCGCCGTTTACCGTTTGAATCGGGTTCCCGTCCCAGTCTTCATCTATTTCCTCTTCGCTCTCAACATCGTCCCAGTCGATTCGAGGCGGAGCAAATAGCGGGTTCTCTGTGTTGTTGCCATCCTTCGCCGCTAGTTCGCCGCTGTAATCGAAAGTGGCGATGTAGTAGATAGGGCTAATACGCTCGAGCGATACGCCATCGCAATAGACGTATTGGTACTTATCGCTAAACGAATCGCCTTGAGTTGGCAACCGCTCATCCATAAAAATATCATACTCAACTGCTTCCGGCTTGGTAACAACCTGATAAGCACGTTGAAACTTGACTGTTAGCTTGCGAAAGTTATCCGTTAGCCTCTGGTCGTACGATGGACGCGACCAGCTTTCGGTAACTTCGAGAACGTTTTCATTTTGCATCATGGCCCCGTTCCGCTAAATGTGATTCCCGGCCCGGTCTGTAGCGAATTCTTTAGACCGTCAATCGCTTCCTTGACCTTATCCAGCTTACCGACCGTTTGAGCCGTATTCTGTTCGATCTTCTTTTGTGAATCATCTTGCTTGCCTCTAGTAAGCAATCTCGACTCCTTCGCCGCAATATCAGGAGCGGCTTGCATCTGCTTTTGTTCGCTAGCTTTCATTACCGCATCCGCTTGAGCTTGAGCCGCTGCGATTGCGTCCGCCGTTGCCTTGTCTAGCCCTTGCTGTTGAAGTCGATAGGAATGGGCCGCCTCTTCGCCTTGCTCCATCGCTACCCGCTGTTCTTCAAGTCGCTGCAGTTCGGTTTTGCGAATGTCGTCGATCTTCTCTAATCGTTGCTTTTCTTGCTCTTGTGCTTTCGCTTTAGCGTCGGCTAGTTCCTTCTCTTTTTTCAGCGACTCTTCAGCAAACAAAATACGCTTCTGATCCGCTTCGCCTACGCCCTGATCTGTTAGTTGTGCACGCCTAGCCGCTTCCGCTCCTTTGGTTAGTTCGATGTATTGGTAGTTCGTCGCTCGCAGCGAAGATATAACCGATTGATCGATCTGTTGTTTTCTTGCTGCTGCTGCATCTTCTGCGGCTTGCTGCTCCTTGATTAGCCGCACTTGCTGAGCGTGTGCACTGTACTTTTCGCTAAGTGCGTTTTGTTGTTCGCGTAAAGCTTGGGCTACCTTCATGTGCCCCGCAGCTTGATCCATTAAGTGCTGGGCAGTCTCTTCGCCCTCCGAAAAGAAATCTAGCCCTTTGTTCTTCTGTGCCTCCTCCGCCGCGTTGCTGTAGTGCTGGAAACTTGCGACCGCCTCATCGACTTGCTTGTTTATGTCATCGAACAACGCTTTAGCCGCTTCCTGCTTTTGGCCAGGATCGCGGATGAGCTCGATGTCCTCCATCTTATTCGATACGTTGGTGCTAGCGATCCGAACTAGCGAATCTGCAAACCTGTCTGCATCTTTCGAAGCTTGCTCCATGCGGCTTGCTACGTTATCAGTGCCGAATACCATCTCGCCAATCGACTTGCCAAGTTGAAACGACATAACGCCAACCAGAGCACCGATGCCCGCTTTGAAAGCTAGTGCACCCGCTCCACCCGTCTTCATCACCTCCGAGAACTGCCCTACCTTTTCGGTGATGCCTGCGATACCTGCCGCTGCGGATGCAAACTCAGTCCCGCCGAGTTGACCGGCCAGCACCCCGATAAACTCGGTTGACGCTTTAGCTTTACCACCTACGTCCTTGATCTTGCCGACCGCCGCTTCAATGTTCTTGCCTGCTGCTGCGGCTTGCCCTGACGCTTTGTCCTCGGCTTCGATTAGGATTTTCACGCTTTCGCTAGCCACTTATACCCGCCTCCGCTTTTAGTGTCTGCTCTTCGTGCTTTAGCCTATTCGCCGCCTCTAAAAACCAAGCCGCCTGATCGAGTGCACCGCCTGCTATTGGCGGTAAACCTCGCTCGTAAAGATCGCACAAGCCAACCACGTCAATCATTGATCGACAGTATTGATTCGGGCAACCTTGGACAGCTACAGAGCCTTGATTGCATTCGCTGCAACCTTGGCCCCTGCATTGTGGGCATTCGATCTCGATTGGCTCTTGATCGCTGCCTATGTCCCTACACTCTTTGTCGCTGCAATTACGGCAAAGCAAACCCTGCCGAATCATCGCCGCGACTCTCAGTCTTTTTTTTCGTCGCCGCTCATCTTTTGATTAGCCGCAACTTTGCGAAGCACTTCCCGAATCTCCGAAAAGCTTAAAACGGATTCGACACCATCGGCGGTAAATAAATGCTCGCCCATGTTTTTCCATCCGCTGCAAGCCTCTAGTAAGCACTTGACCGCTGAATCAAATACGTCCGGCACCTTAACGCCATCCTCAAAAATCATGTCAATAACGCGATGGATTTCGCGTTGCTTGCGTAGGCTCTGAGTCTTCGCGATAAACATCGGACGCGACGCGATAGGCTTGTCCTTGTCAGAGTCAAGCCACACGTCAAAGGTTAAATTCGGCTCAAGTGCAATAGGCATGTTAGCTCGATGCGGTGAATGTAATGGATGCTTCTTGATCGACGTTCGACCCGTTGCGATTGCAACCCCATTCGATTTCGTCAACTACCATGTTTTCGCGGTCTGCTTCACTGATCGAGATAATCTGTGCCTTAGGTGCCGCAATGGTAATCTTTGAGTTAGTAGGCCCGTCTAAGTCAAAAGTCAGAGCGTGTTCGCTCATGTCCAACAGTTTACCGTACCTGTCTTGAGTGGCAACCGTTTTGGCTTCGGGGTTTCCAGTGATCTTGACTACCCGATTCGTAACCAATCCCGCTAGGAATCCGCTTACGTTGCTGGAATCCTCCCGAAGTATCATCGTGTTACCGCTATCAAGCGTCATGTTTTCAACTTGCAACGCAACGCTATTCCAAGTCGTAGTTGAGGATGCGAAGCGTAGGCCCTTCGTTGTTGGATACGTCGGTGCCAATATCGTTTGATCGGTGACGCCGTCCCATACGCCCATAAAGTCGAATTCAAAGACTCCATTTTTCCCAGACGGGCAAGCTAGACGAAAAGTTCCGACGCAACCACGAAGTAATTTGCGGACGCCATCGATGTACACGCCAAGCGTAATCGTCTTAACGTTGGTTCCAGGTGCTTCAGTACGAGGTGTAAACACCCCGCTATTATTCACCCATCCGCAAGCAGGTAGGAATGTGGTGGCCCATGTCGGCACAGTTGATCCATCATAGGACGCATCGAGCTTGAACTGAACGCGACCTTTGTAGCCTCCAACGACGCTCGAATCCATGCCGAAGGCACCTTGCCCCTCGCGTGCTTCAAGTTCGGTTTCCGTCTGTGCCATAACGTCGTAAACGTTAAACCCAGCATCCGCCGCCGTCAGTGTTGCCGCTGTCCCTGGAGTCGCTTCCAACTCAGCCGCTAGCACTCGTTTTCGCTTCAGTAGTGTCATTCTATTCTCCTAGTTTTGGGGATGCTCTAAGCTTGATTTTACCGCTAGCTGCTAGTGTAACTTCTCGCAGTCTTCTTTTGATTTCGATTGGCAATCGCTCCGCCGCTTTTGCCGCTGCTTTTTGTGGTACGCCAGCTTCCGCGAAGTAATCGCCAGGTGCCTTGGATTTTATTTTGCGAAGTCGCGTCCCGCCTTCAGGCTCTCGTTTGTAAAAGTTGCCGCCGTACTGCTTGACCATAAAGCCTTCGAGTACGGTAATCCAACCTCCGCCCATGTTGGGCTTATAGCGAACGCCGGATCGAATTCGCTTACCCTTGCGGGACTTCGAGTATTCTTGGGCCGAGTGCCATCGAATTGGAAATGGCGTACCGCCCCAAAGCTTAATCACCGCTTGCGGTTCGTCTGGTTTCGCGACCTGCTTCATCAGCACCGCTTTTTTGAGCGTAGATGCTTTTGTTGGCCGCTTGTTTGTAAATGGCTTAACGCTGCTATGCAATGCGAAGTTAATGACCTTGCCAAGTTCCTTCGCTGCGTCCGCCGCAACGCTCTTAGCTGTGCGATTGATCGCTGTTGATAGATGCCGCTTCATGTGGTCGTGCATCATACCCAAAGCTTCTCGCATCGCTCGCAAACTTGCTTGATCCACGTCGATCTTGATTTGCGTCATGCTCTCACCGAAGTCGGATCGCCTTCATCCGTCCGAAAGGTGATTGCGATAGGGACGTTGACGCCATCTAGACCACCGTCAGCGGTGACATATTCAGGGCTTCGGAATTCTGCGTCAATGGCATTATCGTCCATTGTGTGCCATACGTTGCCATCGCCGTAAACAGCCTTAACAACGTCGGCATGAAACTGATTGATTACCGTATCAATTACTTCTGGATTTCGCTCGCTACCCATGATGTGGCAACGGATCTGATACGTCTGACGATACGCCGTAGCGGGCGGGTTCCCGGGATGCGAGAGTTCCGGCACGATTTCCGGCTGACCTTGCACCAAAACAACTTGCCTATCTGCGGGGGTGAAGTCGCCCATCCGAGTTGGCCGTATCACCTCCATAACGTCCGTAGGGTACGTTAAGGAATCGCCAATCATCGCCTCTAGGCGTGATTTCAAGACAAGTGCGATTTCCTCAGCGACGGCTAGCGGCATTCGAGTTGCAGCATCCCTTCATCGTGTGCAAGTAACTTCATTACAGTTCGTCTAGTCGGCTTCTCACCAACCCTGACAGCAAACGCGATGCAATCGCCACCTAGGTCTAGTTCGTCGCTTGCGATGCCTTTGATGTTATCGTTGGCAACGTGTATTTCGAAGACGGGTGTAATCGTGTCCCCGTCTTCAGGTAGGATCGAAAGCATATCCCGCACAACGATAGCGTTAATGGCCCTCGCCTTGCCGGTTCGCTTGATATAAACGACCGGCTCGGCGAAGTCATTTTGATTGGCAAATACGTTGACCGCATCCGCCTCTATCATGTCGTGCAAGCTCATTCGATTATCGCTTCGAAGTCACCGAGACGTAGTCGATAACAACGCTATCGACGTTGGTGTTAGCAGCTTTTTGCAACTGGATGATTGGTTGCAAACCGGAGCTGTAACCGCTCATATCGAAGGTAGTGCTAGCCGCAACACGGATGCCATCGATATAAAACTTGACGTTGGACTTGCCGCCGGTGAAATCAATCACAAATTCGCGGTAAGTCGTGCCAAGCGTTAGCCCGGTGGAAACGTCGTTGTTATCGCGTACTCCGTCGTCAGTCTCGACGTAAACGAGCGAAGTGCTGTTCGCACCTTCCATGCGGAACCAAGCGTTAGCATCAACGCTATCGGCGGTATCGTTGCGAGCCGAGCCGACACCGAAGCAAAGGATGCTTCCGCTGGTGAATGCAGCCGCACCGAGCTTGACCCGCATCTCGATTCGTTGAATCAAATCGATATCGAAGTCCAAAGCGTCGTTGAAGTGCAAGCAAACGTTTTCGACTTCGCTGGTTGCGGCAAGCGTCAACGTTGCTATCGAAGTCCCCTTCGTGTAGACAGGTGCACCCGCTGCGGAGGTGTCATCGACCATCCAAGGGGTAGCAGGATCCGCCGACGTTGGGAACGTTGCTACGGTTCCATTGAAATCGTCGGAAAGTAGTTCAAAGTCACGAATTCCAGACATAGTTATTCCTTTCAAATTGTTCTTGTATTGCGAAAAGCCCCCAACCCGAAGATCAGGGGCTATAAGTCAAAGCGACCGAATTAACGGTTGCCGTAGATGCCGCGATGATCGATGACCGCTGCGGCAAAGCATTGACGTACCTTGTATCGGTAAACGTCATTGCTCATGATCCATTCGCTTTCCAGCACTGGCGATTCTTCGCCATTGAGGAAGGTGATCTCGACGGTATCAACTTGGGCATTGTCGGCGATTGCGTACCAGTTAGTTGCACTGTTCGCATCAAGCAAAGCAGTCGTTACCACTTGCAAAGGACGTACGCCGTTAACACCGTAGATGTTGACTACGCCCTCGTTGCCGTTGCTTTGTGCGTAGGATTGGCTGTTAACCAACTCCAAAGCGGTGCCGCTGTACTTGAGTGGAACAAGCAGAGTTCGAGGAGCGAGGTTCAAGAAAACGTCGCTCGACAATCCCTTTTGCTTGCCCATGAACTCGAAAGCTTCGTTGAGCGTTGTCACGCTCGGAGCCGCTGCGGATGCCGAGTTGATATTTCGTCCGCTTGGGTGAGAAGCAGAGAACAAGTTGAATCCGTCAGGCATCACAGGATTGCTCAACAGGGCATCGTACACAGCCTTCTCTTGAGTCCGGCGAGCCGCGTTGCCGTGCATCGCTGGAATCCGCGAAAGTGCATCAAGGTCATCGTTTACAACCGTTTCCCAAGATACGGTAAATTCCTTACCGTACTTTTGCACTTGGTACGACACCTTCGAGTCGCTGACCGCTCCCTCTGGATACGGCTTGGTTTCAGGGACGATTTCCAAGTTAGGCGATTCTCCCATCTGGATTCTGTTGATGTTTTTGAAGTCATCAACGCTTTGCCCTTGTCGTGCCCAAAGCGACCAAGTGTAGGGGGCTTCCTCGTAAGCCGCTCGCAAGGTCTTGCTAGCCGCATCGAGCAGCAAGTTGGCGAATGATCCGGTCGTATGGTACGCCATGTCGGATCGCTGAATCCGCAAACGGCTCATCGTCGCTTCCGATCCGAGAGCGATTCGGGCAACGTCTGCCTTGGTGTATCGATCTGGATTGATGCCCATTCGACGTACGCAAAGTTCGGCAAGTCGGTACAAGCCGAGATTCGCAAAATCGGACGCACCGTCAACTTGCGGAGCTTGCGAACGCTTTACACCCCCCCCCCTAAAGCAACGCTGAACCAATCCGGCTCCCGCTGCTTGCAAGAACTTGTCTTGCTCGCTTGCTGTGATCGAAACATTGGAGCCTTCGACGGCTCCCCCTAGTGGTTGTTGAGCCATCTTTCGAATGATCCTTTCGCGAGCGACCTCAATTGTTACACCTTCGTCAACGAGTGAGTCAGCAAAGGATCGCTCCAGCTTTGCAAGTTTCACGTCGTTGATAATTGCCGTCCGGCGAACTTTGTCGGCGTTCAATTGCCGAGCAACTTCCGCTTGCACTTTTTCTTCGATAGGCTCTTCGGGTGCTGCTTCACCCTCTGCCCTCATAGCTTCGCCCTCTGGCTTTTTGTCTTCGCTTGCCATGTTTTCCACTTCCGGCATTTCCGGCATTTCGACTTCACCAGCCGACGCCTTGCCCGCCAAAAAAGTGATGATTTGAACTGGATCGGTCATACCTTCCGGCACGCCGAGTTTTTGAACTGCGGCTTGAAGTGCCTCGTCCATTCTCGTGATTCCTTCCCGGTCGTATGACCGTCTAACAGTCGAATTCGGATCTGCACCCGTTGCACAGATCGACGCATTGTGAGGTTCCCACTCGGTTACAATTTCCGCCGGCCCCGCAATAACAACGCCACTCGGAGTTGTGTATGATTGCCCATCAGGGATGTATTTTCGTGCGATGATTTGGGCGTCGATCGAGAAGTCGTTGAGATGCCCTTCGTCGTATCGAGTCTTAATCTTTTGCGACTCTTCGTCACTGGCGAACTCAGCGATGCCTACTAGCTGATCGCCTTCGACAGCCAAGCCGCGAACGCTTCCGAATACGTTGCGGACGGTCTTATCGTTATGGCTGTCCACGATAGGCAATTGATTGCGAGACTGGCGAAACTTCACGCCGTCCATCAATAGCACTTGAGCAACCCACTGACGGCGAGTCTCATCGTAGACCATCACCGGCGTCTCAGTTGCTACGACTGCTTTGCCGTCCTTGACGGCTCCGAATTGGCGTTGGATATGCTTGACTTGACCCGCAGCATCAAGCATTCGTTTTCGCTCTGCGTTTCGCTCTGCTAGTGTCATGCTTCCCCCGCTGGTAACGTGTCAATCGATCCATCTTTCGCGTCGTCAATAAACGCTTGCACGTTGGCTTCGCTGAATCCGATTGACGACAAAAAGACTTTAGCCGCTGCTTCGCTGATCGCACCGCTTGCGAAGTCACCAAGCGTCTTAGCTATCGCCTTGCGATTGCGATTGAATTGAAGCGTTGACAGCCCCATCATTTCGCCCGTTCCGGTTTGCACTTGAGCTGTAGCACCTGGAGTCTGTGCCGCTGAAATAGCAAGCTGCTTTTGTTCCGCTGTCTGCAATCCGAGTTTCTCCATCAAGCGATTCTCTTTCGCCCTCTGGTAGAAAACGGATCGATACGACAAGCCTCTAGCCCCTAAGACGTTGGCATAAGTGTCCGTAAAGCTATTAAGTGCGGATTCGCTTGCTTGCTGTTCGCTCTGAGGATCGACCCACTCCCACTCTGGCGTCTGCCATTCAACAGGGGCGACCCCGCGACGGTTATCAAGCAACTCGGCCGACGAAGGGAATCCATCGACTCCACTCAATGCCGCCGATGTAAAGAACTCATCCCAAACGGGCTGTAGAAAGTGCCGAATAAGGTATTGTTGCCAACAGCGAAAACGTCGGCGGTCTTCAAGTTGGCTAGTTCGACTTGATGAATAAGATGTTTGCGAATAGTCGCGGGCAACGGTTTCGTAACTCAACCCAGTCCCTACCGCGATGCCGCGAAGGATGAGTTTGATCCAGGTTTCTGCCCCGGTGTTAGGACGCCCGGGATTGATGCCTACAACATCTTCGCCGGGTGCAAGTTCCATTATCATGCCCGGCTCGAGCATCTTTTCGCGATTACCTGCGCTGTCCGTTCCGCTTCGTCCATCAGGATCGGCCAATCCACCGATTGGCGTATCGGTCTTGATTGCCATTGTGAAACAGGATGCAACCGCCGAGGCTTGTAGTTCGTTGTCAACGTACGTTCCTAAGTCACGCAACCAGCTTAAAGCAGGGGCGAACCACGAAACGCCCCGCGACTGCCCAACCCGTTCCCGGCGGAACAGATGCAGGATTTCACTAGCTGGGATTCGTTCAGGCGTGCGAGTGAATGCGTACGGTTGCAACGGGTGATCTTTGTAGACCCAGTATGCAACGGGCTTGCCTAGGTCGTCGATCTCGACGCCGCGAATGATTCGATTTCCATTGTCGTTGCTCAACCTTGCCGCGTAAGTATCCTTGTCACCGGCAAGCCTATCCGCTTCGATGATTTCCAAGGCCAATGGCACTGGGCGATAGACGCCAAGATACTCGTTGCGAGGTAGCTTGAGCACACGGATAAGCACTTCGCCCGCTTCGACCATTTCACGCTGGGCAATGCCTTGGATTTCCTCAAGCGTGTACTGTCCGTTGATATCGCATACTTCGCACCACTCCGACCAAATCTTATCGCGTTGATCGTTTACGTCTTCGACGTCATCGCCTGCCGGTGTTTCGAATACGCTCTGAGCTTTGATGCCGCAACCAACAACGCTAGAGACAATCGTGTCAACAACGCCCCAAGCGTATGCATTATTGCGAACTAGTTCGCGTGCCCATGCCCTCATCCGGTCGGCACCGAATGGCCCCGTCAGTTCCATGTCTGCCGGTTGGTTTTTCGGTTGACGATTCGATGACACCCGGGAAGGCTCTGCCCCTTGGTAAGATCGCAATACGCGACGGGCTTGCATTCGCCGCAATGCCGAAACTGGGCTAACCGCTGAAACTACGCTATCGATTAGACGTTCGATCATCGGCGGTTCCTCGTTAATCTTCCGAGCGATACGCCTCCGCTAGTTTCGCGTTGCACTTGACGAAGCAGCTTATCCCGCTGATCCATCAAACTAGCTAGGTCGAGCTTAGTAACCGACCTGGAGCCGATAGAATACGAAGATGCACCACCGTTCAGGAGGGCTTCGATAGCTGCTTCAACTTGTGCCAAAAGACTAGCGGATGATGCCATGCGTAAAGATTCGCACGGATGCCGATTGCAATCTAGTTGCACTTACCACGGCTATATTAAAGCCGCTGAGAATTATTGCCCTTCTTGGCTCCAAGTGTGCCGACAGAATCCGCATCGGCAGTATCTGATCTTGCCTTGCGTTGAGTAGACGCGGGAAAACGACATTCCCTTTGGTCTATACGATTCGCACATTGGGCAATCTTTCGGAGTGAATCGACGCGGTGTAGGTTCTTGATCTAGCTGTTCGTCTACCTCCACCACTTCCGCAACCTCGGCAACAGTTTCTACCTGTGGCTTATCGCCCTTTTTCTTCGCCATCTTCTAACCTCGTCTCCTAGGAATCCATCCGCCTTCACGCTTCTTAAATCGCGTTCCGTGTTGGTACGCTTTTTCGACCGGCTTTTTCGGTTGTTGCTGTTGTTGTTGCTGGACTTGCCTAGCCTCGACTGCAATCTCTGAAGGTGCAATCAGCTTAACGCCGCAAGCCTCACCCGCTGCCGCTGCCATGTAGGTAGCGTCTAGCCAGTGATTGTTTTCGTTCTTGACGCTCCAGTATGTCTTGCTTCCTTTGCCCTCTTTGAACTCGCTAACCAGCTCTTCCGCCGCGACGTGTTGTGAATAGCTTCCGTGCTTCTGATTTCCGTCGAGAGTAAACAGCGAAAGCGACCCACGCCGAAGCATGTTGTTTTCGTCGAATGTCGGCGTTAGGAATCGCTCGTGAACAAACTGCTTCCAATAGTTCGTGTCTAGCTCGTACAACCAAACTCCGGCAGATGCAAGCCGGACAGCGTGCATATTAGCACCCGCTAAAGTTGTTGCTGTACTCTGCTTTTTTGGCGTGTAAGGATTGATACCTTTTGAGACATGGAAGATCCCGCCAACCTCACGCACAAACTGATACGCGGCATTTGTAAACGTACCGGAATCGACCATGCAAAACTGCACCTGATGTTTGTTTCCGCCAGCGTCAACAAACTGCTTTTGGAGCAGTTCATCCCGCCAGTTTAGTAAGGCTTGGTAGATAGCTGGCTCTGATGCTTCGTTATCCATTGTGCGATCCGTGTTGTAGACTTCTGCGACTCCATAATCAACAACGACCCCGCCGGCACCTTGCCACCATGCCGAAACTACCCAGTGGCATCGATACTTGCCTATGTCGATAGCTGCCGTTAACGCTGCGGTGTTAAGCGGTAGTTGACGCCTAGACAATCCGCTGAGTCGCGTCTGGACAATCTCCGCTGTAAGCCCTTGGCCGATTGGCCCGGCATCCTCGGGAGGATCGTTGTCAATCTCAGTGGCTACTGACTTCGTGCCCACGTCCGCAACGCGATTGTAATAGGCATGGATCGAAGAAAGCTCGAGCGGTTCTCCGTCAGCGTGAAGTTTCTTTGAGTAGCTGTATGGATTCGAAACAACGCAACCCGCCTCAATGGTTTGGCGATTGTCACGCCAAAAACGATACGCTTCGCGGGCGTCAGGATCGTCAGACTTGCGGCCCCTTCGCGTGTCGATGTACTGATCGACCAAATCCATCCGATCCGGCGGTTTAATCATCTTGCGGTATCGCTTACCTCGCCAAGACGGTTTCACCTTCGGATCGGTAAAGCGATAGGCGATACACTTGCGATTCTGGACTGTACAAAGCATCGCTCTGGGTATCCGCTCGGCGGATGCACCTAGACCGGCAATATCCTGTTCGATAATCTCTTCGTTCTTGCCGATCAAAACATCGCTTGCCGCTGCTTCTCTGTCCTCAATGTCGTCGATGATCGCAAGCGTAGGACGCATTGAGCGAAACTTAGTTCCGCGTACTGGCCCGTCAACGCCTAAGCAATAAAGCACCTGACCACATGAAGCAGGCTCGATTCCATCCGGCCAATTCTCAAGCTGTTCGCGTGCGATTGTCGGGAATGCAATATGATCCGCTGCAATCTCGATGTTGGTATTCTGCCCTCCAGCAGTCTGCATTCTCGCACGGCTTGACCAACCGCCGACCGCCTTGAAGGGCACGCCAATTTCGGGATAGTCCGCAATGAACAAATCATTTTGCTGCAACTGCTCCTTAATCGATTTCAACTCTTGCTGAGCCTTGCCCTGCGACTTTCCGATAATGACAGGGAATGTAGTCAGCCTCATCACCATCAAATAAAGAGCGGCATGAGTTGCAATCGTCGTTTTTCCTTCGCCACGCGGCCCCGCGATAGCTTGATCTCCTCCGTACTTCGCAGCGTCGATGATCGAATGCAACATAGCTAGCCGGTCATCAGTCCAGCATTCCGAGAAGATCTCGGCGAAGTAAGTATCAAGCCACTTTTGAGGATCGCTTTCAGCTTTGATTCGCCGTTGAGGATTCGCGGGGGAAGGTATGCGGATGTCGCGTTCCGACGCCCGCTTTTTCGCCATCAACTCCCGCTGTCTTAATCGCTCATCGCCCTTAACTGGATCCGCCGACGATGCCGTTTTCGGATGCAAGCTTAGTAAGCTCTGCAATTGGGATAGATTGAGCGAGTGCAAGAAGTCGTAGCCGCTGCTCATTTTCCTTCGCTTCTCTTTTGTCTTCGAGTTCTTCACGCTTGCAGTCGATTGCGTCAGCCGCAACCAAAATCCTTGCAGCATCAATCGCCAAATCAGGATCATTCAAGCACCCCATCAAGGCTAGCTTGATTGCTCCCTTGTCTACGTTCCATCGCTCGCGAATTGCTCGACCCACAAGCTTTAAATCCTTCCGCGTTTCGATCTCCAAACACTTCGCCCCCTACCACGCGAAAAACCATCCTAACGCACTAACTTTCCGATAAAATCCTGGGAGGTTAGCCACCGCAAAGCAACCGAGCATCCCTGGGAGTACCTTGAGAGACCGGGGGATATTACGTTTGTTTTTCCCGCCATTCGACTTCCTTTTTAATGCCGCTTGCAACCCGCGTAATCTCGACACCTGCCGCATCGCGATGCTCCACGCTCCACCTATACCAACCAGGTGCAAGTGTCTCAGTCGTTGCCTTAGGTACGTCGAATCTCAGCGTCACGTTTCCGCTACCTGCATCGATTACCGTACCCGTTACGACAAAAGAATACTCGCCACCTTCATCCATATACTGCATACCAAGCCGACAGGTTGAAGTGCCAAGGACGTATCCCGTAGGCAGTGCAACCGTCCACGAAAACGCTCGACCATTAGCGTTGAGGTAATCGTCGCCGACATAAAGAGGCCCCGTTATCTGACCGCTTGCCGTCACTGGTAGCGAAGTCTGAACGCTGCCCGATGTAATCAAATCAGTCTTGTCCTTGATTGCATCTAGCACGCCCTCAGATGGGTAGCTAATCACCCCACTGCTATTAAACCCAAGTATCCCCCTAATAGCAGTTCGCTCATTAGCCGTCCAGTCCGTACCTCCACCACCTCCGCCGCCGGCGGGTGCTAACTCTAAAGCGTTCGCGGTGTATTGCCAATCAGCACCATCCGCAACAATCATGCTGTAGACTTGGCGAAGTACATAGCCAACATCGCCCGCGTCGTACGTCGATGTTGACGTAGATCGACCTAGCACGCCGTCTGCTATTGCAGTCAATGCACTAGCATCGAAATCAGCCGCAACGATAACGCCCGGTTGTAGTTCATGGATATCAGCTGCAACATGATTTGACCCAGTAACCGCAACCGTTCGTTGCGTACCGCTGCTTATCAAAACATGCTTACCAAAGCTATCCGTTGCCCATGTCGCAGTAGTCAGCGAGTTCCACGTTGCGTTAGCGATAACATCCTGTAGGCCGTTAGCAGATAACGCACTAGCACCTAATTCGTCAACCGTTCCGACGCTAGTAATCTGCCCCGTTGCCTGTATCCCCAATGCCGCAAAATTAGCCGGAACTAGACCCGCTTGAAACTCGCCGACCGTCGCGTTCATCCGACCGCTAATCAACGCCGAAGGTAAACGCGACTGAATGTCTTGCGTATCGGTTTCAATGTCGGCGAACTTCGACAAGCCGAAGTTAGTTGCGGATTGATAATCAACCGAATCGATCTCGATGTAGATATTGACGGGCACCATGTTCGCAGCACCGCGAAGCTGTATCACCGCTTCTGTACCGCCATCTAACGAAGCATCCGGTATTCCGAACTCGTACCATCCAGGCATATTGGTATTATCAACAGCAACTAGCCCGCCGCTTGTGTAGGTGCCAAGCGTAGCCGTCACCAGTGTTATCTGGACGTCGTTCGCAAGATCGGAAGCGTAGTAGTAAGCGACTAGACCCGCTGAGTTGAAAACTAGGTTAGGCAACCCGGCTCCCGTTGTGCTCGACGAATCAGCGATAAAAATCAGACGTCGCTTGCTTGTAGTCCCGCGTTTAATCTTCACTGATCCGCTCCCCCGTTGATGTTAACCATGCGAGCCGCTGAACTACCACCGATGCCGTATACAGTCTGTTCAATCAAGATAAGCATCACCGTACGGTACAAGCTTGATGTTGCAAGCGTGATAGACGTTGATGCCCAAATCGTAGAGCGTGCCAACTGGTATTTGCCGCAAGCCTGAAACGTTGACCCATTGCCCTCGTCGAACAGATTGGTCAACGCTCCCAGCGTCTGTGCGAGGTTGTTCGTCGTGTTTCGATTAACACCATAAGCGAAAAGGGCGATGTCCTCAGCATTTTCGGCGAGAGTCCCCGCAGTCTGCGCACCCCAGTTCATCGTTGTAAAAACTGTCCCCGCAATGATTTTATCATTCGGAAAAACAATCGTGTTCGCAGCACCACGCCACACCGTAGCCGTCAGGTGGCTTGCGTTAGTCCAAGTGCCGAAGGTGTCAGCGTTTGATTGTGCGTACTTATAAGCCACCATGTAAGATCCGGTTGACGCTGCAACCGTGTAAAGCGTGACCCATCCGCTAGGCTT